AAAGTTGCTCCAACGGCGTCTCCTGCAGTCCAACTTGCTGCTCAAGTATTGCCAATGAAAGCACCAGAGAACAAAGCAAATCGTATTACTAATGTGATAACAGACCTCGAGACTGAGGACTTGGTGCCTGTCCAATATAGCAACTATGTACCTTTTGGCAACTTTGAAGATGTGTTGTCAATTGTACAATCAAAACAGTTCTTCCCTGTGTTCGTGACTGGTCCGTCTGGCAATGGTAAAACAATGTCAATCGAACAGGCATGCGCCAAAGCAAAACGTAAATTCGTTTGCGTATCAATGACACCAGACACCGACGAAGGCGACTTGCTTGGTAACTATGTACTGATCAACGGTCAGATGGAATGGCGTGACGGTCCAGTTACCCTTGCTGCCCGCCAAGGTGCGGTATTGTGTATTGATGAGATTGACTACGGTTCAAATAACTTGTCCTGTTTGCAACGTGTATTCGAAGGTAAACCATTCTTACTAAAGAAAAAGAATGAGTTGATCACACCTGCCCCAGGGTTCACTGTGTTTGCTACTGCTAACACTAAAGGTAAAGGTTCAGAAGATGGTCGCTATATGTTTACCAATGTATTGAACGAAGCGTTTCTTGAACGTTTTCCAAATACGTTCGAACAAGAATGGGCACCAGCATCAGTTGAGAAAAAAATTGTTGCTAAAGAATTGGAATCTGTCGGTAAGGCAGACAAAGATTTTGCCGATAAACTTGTATCATGGGCAACAGTAATTCGTACCACGTTTGAAGAGGGTGGTTGTGATGAAGTTATTTCCACTCGCCGTCTGGTACATATCGTTAAGACTTACGGTATCTTTGGTAACAAAATGAAAGCAATCCAGTTCTGCTTGAATCGTTTTGATACCGACACGAAAGTTACCTTCCTTGATCTGTATACCAAGATCGATGCTGGTGATGATGTACAACCAGCACCAGCACCGAAACCTGAAATAGCAAATTCGGTAGAAGTGCCATTCTAAACACACAATTGCCTGAGAAAGTGTTGACTTGCTTTCTCAGGCATGTTACTATTACAATATTGCAGTGAAGATCACTACTGCAATATTTTTTTCTTTGTGATCATATTTTATGGAGTCTTTGAATGAAGTCAGCCAAACAAAAAGTCCTTGCTTATCTTTCCAAGCAAGATGGGTATAACACTTTAACCCCAAACAAAATGCAATCACTTTATGGTATTGCAAATCCATCCGCAACTATCAATGAGTTGCGTAATGAAGGTCATGCGATTTACCTGAACACTCGCACCAATTCTAACGGCGATAAAGTTTCTTTCTATCGCCTAGGTACTCCAACTAAGCGTGTAGTTGCCGCAGGTATTGCAGCAATTCGTGCTCAAGGTGAACGTGCATTTGCCTAAAATAGTTTGAAACTTTGTAGAGTGGGGACATATATATTATGTGTCTCTACTCTTTTTTATGGATAAATTATGCAAATACAAGTAAACATTGAGGAATTGAGAAAGAACAAACTGTTTGTTGCAACACCGATGTATGGTGGTATGTCACATGGACTGTATGTAAAATCTTGCCTTGATCTCCAAACCGTGATGATGCGTTACGGTATCGAAGTAAAGTTCTCCTTCCTTTTTAACGAATCACTTATCACACGTGCCAGAAACTATTTGGTCGATGAGTTTCTTCGTACAGACTTCACACACATGTTATTCATCGACTCGGACATTCACTTTGATCCGAACGATATCGTAGCACTGATGGCACTTGACAAAGATGTTATCGGTGGTCCTTACCCTAAGAAATCTATCAACTGGGCAAACGTAGCAGAAACAGCACGTAAGAATCCAGACTTGAATCCAAAAGAACTTGAAAATCTGGTTGGTGAATATGTGTTCAACGTAGTTAAAGGTACACAACAGTTCCAAGTTTCAGAACCATTAGAAGTTATGGAAATTGGTACTGGTCATATGATGATCAAGCGTGAAGTGTTTGATAAGATGGCAGCAGAATATCCAACTATTCGTTACAAGCCAGATCATATTGGTCAAGCACACTTTGATGGTTCACGTTACATTCATGCATACTTTGACACTGTGATTGATACTAAGGAATCTATCGTTGGTGGTGGTTCTGAACGTTATCTATCGGAAGATTATATGTTCTGTCAGATGTGGCGTAAGATGGGTGGTCAAATCTATCTGTGTCCATGGATGAAAACACAACACATTGGTACTTACGCATTCACTGGTAACATGCCAGCGGTTGCTCAGTATACTGGTAGACTGTAATGGATAAGGATGCTATCAAGGCATCCCAGACAGCAACAACAGGTGGTCGTAAGTTTGATGGTGGTAAAATTCGTTATGGTCTTTTACCACCATTAGCACTAAAAGCAACTGCTGATGTTCTGACATTCGGTGCTGAAAAATATGAACCAAACAACTGGAAACATGTTCCCGATTCTATCAATAGGTATTTTGATGCTGCACAAAGACACATGTGGGCATACAAAGAAGGTGAAATAATCGATTCAGATTCAGGTAGACATCACTTAGCACATGCAATTTGCTGCTTGATGTTTTTGTATGAACATGATATACTGTATTCTGCAAGTGAAAAACAAACTTAATTATGGAGTAACTGATGAAACTATCTAATGACACACTAAACGTATTAAAAAACTTTGCTTCAATCAATCAGAGCATTATGTTTAAAAGAGGTAAGACTCTAAAGACTGTATCTGGCGGTAAAAACGTTCTTGCTGAAGCAACTATTAACGAAGAAATTCCAGCAGATTTTGGTGTATATAATCTGAATGAATTTCTTTCAGTTCTTTCTCTTCATAAAGAAGATGCCACACTAGAGTTTGACAATGAAAATGTTCTAATATCTGGTTTGAAGGGTCGTAGCAAAATCAAGTATCGTTTCTGTGCCCCTGGTATGATTGTTGCTGCTCCAGAGAAAGCAGTTGCAATGCCTGACTCAGAAATATCTTTTGAGATATCATCAGAAGATTTTGATTGGGTATTGAGAGCAGCAAATGTTCTTTCTTCACCTAACATTGTTGTTGAATCTAATGGTACAGAAGTATTTGTTACAACAACAGACTTGGCAAACAGTTCAGCACACACAGACTCACTTGAGATTGCTAAAGGTAATGGCGATAAGTATCGCATGTTCTTCAAGACTGAGAATTTCAAAATGCTTTCTGGTGGTTACGATGTGAAGATATCTTCTAAAGGCATTTCTCATTTCAAACACAAAACATTAAACATCCAGTATTGGATCGCAACTGAAACTGGTTCTACTTACACAAAAGGATAATTATGGCAATGAAAATGTTTACCAATGCATCAGCGGCATTTGATGGTGAATCAATCGCTATCAACTCCGATATTGTAGCATCAGTATTCGAGTTGATTACTCCAGATGAAAATGCTAAACTACAGATGCGTACTGTCATCTTTGGTGTCAATGGTACTGATTGGCATGTTAAAGAACCTTATCTTGAAGTAGTTGCAACACTGAACCAAAAAGACTGATTTTATTTTTTATTATGATTTATGTGAAAGGTTTTCATGGAACATCTTCTGTGGACAGAAAAGTATCGCCCTCAAACAGTAGAAGATTGTATCCTGCCAGAACGATTGAAAGTTCCGTTTCAGGAATACGTCAATCAAAAGCAGATACCAAATCTTCTACTTGCTGGTGGAGCAGGTGTGGGCAAGACGACAATAGCAAAAGCAATGTGCAACGAGATCGGTGCAGATTACATGGTGATCAATGGTTCTGATGAATCAGGTATCGATATATTTCGTGGCAAGATAAAGAACTTTGCATCATCAATGTCATTTGGTGGTGGTCGCAAAGTTATCATCATCGATGAAGCAGACTATCTAAATCCAAACTCAACTCAACCAGCACTTCGTAATGCGATTGAAGAGTTTGCAAGTAACTGTTCGTTCATCTTCACATGTAATTTCAAGAACCGTATCATCGATCCACTTCACTCACGTTGTGCTGTAATTGATTTTGGTCTGAAGAATGGTGAGAAACAAAAGATGGCAGGTGCGTTCTTCAAACGTATTCAAACTATACTTGAAACAGAAAAAGTGGAGTATGATGACAAAGTTATTGCTGAACTTGTCAAGAAACACTTTCCAGATTTTCGTCGTGTTATCAATGAACTTCAACGCTACTCTCAACTCGGCAAGATTGATGTAGGAATCCTCTCTCAGATTAGTGACGTTTCTATTACTCAGATCGTCAAGCATATGAAGGATAAAGACTTTGCATCCGTCCGTAAATGGGCAGCAACGACAGATGTTGATTCCACGACATTTTTCCGTAAGTTGTATGATAATCTGTATGAGATATTGAAACCATCTAGTATACCTCAGATCGTTATAATCCTTGCAGACTATCAATACAAGCAGGCATTTGTTGCTGATCAAGAGATCAATCTTGTTGCTTGTTTGACTCAGATCATGGCAGATGGTGAGTTCAAATGACAAAACCATTTGATTTTGTGAACCAGATTCTCCAAGGTAAGAAACAACTTATCTTGGATGAACAAACCGAAAAGGTGTATGTACCATTTCTAACAAATAGAAGTCTATCTCAGCATAAGGATTGTGTTCTACTAGCAAATGAGATGAACCGACGCTATCATTTAGACAAAAAGTTGCAGAATGACTTTTTACTAAATACAGTTAGGTCCATGAAAAGACCGTTTGCGAAGTGGGCAAAGTCCGTAAAAGATGATGATATAGCATGTGTCAAGTTGGTCTACGGACTTTCCGACAGCAAGGCAAGAGATGCTTTGCGCCTACTAACCGAAGAACAAATCCAACAACTAAAAAAAGAAACCTTAACAGGTGGGTTAGGAAAATGACATGGTTGATATATCTAAATTTGTTGAGGTCACCCTAGTAGAACAGGATGACTTTCTAAAGGTGCGTGAGACACTGACTAGAATTGGTGTGTCCTCACGGAAAGAAAAGGTATTGTATCAATCTTGCCACATACTGCACAAACAGGGCAAGTATTATATTGTACATTTTAAAGAACTATTTGCATTAGATGGTAAACTATCTACAATTACTGAGAATGATATACAAAGACGGAATGCTATTGCCAATCTTTTAGAAGAATGGGGGTTGCTAAAGATTGTAAATTATGATACAGTAGAACATAATATGGCACCGATTCATCAGATCAAGATCATTGCGTTCAAAGAAAAAGATGATTGGGAATTGATTGCTAAGTATAACATAGGTAAAAAGAAATCTGATTACTAAGATGGTGAATTATCATGATCAAAGCGAAAAACAACTTGGTAAAACTTGTGAATAAGTATACCAAAGAAGAAGTATTTACTAGAGATTACGATGATGTGATTAGAGAAGGCACCAATGAATTTGTTCGGGTGTTTACTCAATCAAATCCTCAAAGAACTTATCTTGTCAATCGTCAGGCATTTGAGGTTGCCAAGTAAGTCGTGATGCCTTCGGGGTCACGTATTTTAACTTGCTTAATAAGGAGAAACGTATGACACGTATTTCATTTGGACCACTATTACACCAAACACTTGGTTTTGAAAACTTTAT